CTAGAGGACTTTTTTGATGAATATCCCGACGCCTTGAAACTCATCAACCCGTTTGAAAATGGATCCATATCCAGGCCCACCATGCAACAATTGGCCCACATCGATAAAGAGGCCAAGGGTGCCCATTTGCCCACACCTATCGTGGCCATGGCCAATGCTGTGTCAGGCCTGGTGCGGCAGATATTCAAGGCCAATGGACAACCGCTGTCAGAGCCACAACAAGTTGCCCAGACCGGCCGTGCTGCACCAGCATTGCCTGCTCCAACGCGACCCGAATTTGATATGACTCCTGATCTAAGACAAAAAGAAAAAGTTCCCGTGCAGCGTAAAGGAGACGATGAAGAGCAATACTACAGACCCGCGCCCGAACACATCCAACAAGCGTTAGATGCTGGCCAATTAGGTGATAAAAACTTTTTTCAATCTATTGTGGATGGGACCGATAAGAACCCATGGGTCACTCCAGAAAAAGCGCAGGAAATATTAAATAAGTATTATGGGCCGCAAGACATGGCAGAGGCTGCACAGGGTCATACCATTGAAGCACACGGTGTTCGTGGTATGGATCGCCGCACATGGCACAAGACTTTTCGCGACACGGACCAAATGATAGCCTGGGCTGAAAAGCATGACGCAGAGATTGTGGGCACACGCGATCTAGAACAAGCCCGGCATCACAACTTATCTCCTGCCAAGCAAGGTGTGGCGGAGGCTGAAAAGAATCCTCATACCAGCGCATTGGGTCGAGCATTATATCGTGACCTAAGCAAAGAAAAGAAAGCAAGTCCTCAACAAGTCCAACGCAACAAAGAGCGTTGGGCACAGCGTCAAGCAGAGCGTGAGCAAGGTGTGGCGGGAGACTTGACAGAAATGGACAAGAGTGAACCCAGTGCAGGCCGTGATGGTGGTCAACAATCACCTCGTGATGATCGACAGTCGCGTGGCCGTGATACCGGTCCTCGTGAGGGTCCAGAGAAAATAGCAAAGCCAATAACAAAAGAAAAAATGGTCAAACACGCGCTTGATGCGCTTTCCAAATCAATGGCTAAAAAAGATGACAAGAAAAAAGATGTGAAAGAATCCGACACACTCATGATCAAACTCAAACGAGCCTTGATCAAAGAAGGCCGTGTGAAAGAATTGGCTGACGATCTCAAAACCATGTCAGACGCTGACTTCATGAAGAAATACGGCAAGGTCAAGGCAGCAATCCGCAAGGACATGAAACGAGTGGATGAGGCTATTCCATTGGATCAACTCAGAGATCTCGCTGGACCAGAAAGTCAAGCAGACAAAGACCTTGCTGCTAAACTCAAACAAAGCATGCCACCTAGGACCAATGCCTCCGCAGGCAAGAAAACAGTTAACCCTTTGAAACCATTGAAAGAAGGTCAGCCTGCTTATACCCCACAGGAGATGTCAGACATCCTCAGTGGTAAAAAAACACAACAACAAGTGGATGCTGAACGAAACAAGCGAGAGAGAGATGACGCATTTAAAAAATGGACGGATGCCGAGCGAGATGCCACACGAGTAGACAGTCAGGGTCGTCGTATTGACAAAAATGGAAACCTCCTTCCACCGGCAAAAGCCGAACCTATACCAAATGCCCCATTGAACCCGCCACCGGGCTATTATAAAATGAAGAATTTTGAAGGTTTGAATGAACTCAGCACCAACAAACTGGCTCAATACAAAACTGCCGCTGCCAAGGATGCTAAAGCGGCAGATCAGTCTGGTGATTTCAAACGCGGTGACAAACGACTCAGCGGCATGGTACAAGCCACAAAGAAACAGTTTGATAACGATGCCAAGAAGGTTGAAGAAAGCCGTGCTGCTCGTAGAGCACTCATGGCTCGGATTGTAAACAGTCGTTGAGTTAGCCAAAAACTCTTGTGATTGTATCACAGAGTTGTTATACTATGTTTTTACTGGAGATACTCAATGAAAACATTTAACGGCGATCAGAAGATCAAACTCACACAGATCATCAACGAAGGCATGCAGGTCATGCACGAAGTGGACACACTCAGTGCAGGACTCAACGATACCATCAAGGCCATTGCTGAAGAACTGGAGATCAAACCTGCTGTGCTGAAGAAAGCCATCAAACTGGCACACAAGGCCGAGTTTGGTAAAGCCAAACAAGATCACGAACAACTAGAAACCATCTTGGAAACTGTGGGCAAGACTCTTTGACGCCGAGTTTTGCCAAATGGCGTGCCGGCGTAGCAGATTATGTGCGAGCAGATTTTCGCGCATATCCTTTGCGCTTCTGTTTGGAATTGGTAGGATGGGCAATATCGCTAGGTTGTAGTCTGACCTATGCTGTTATGGTACCTGATCTGCCATTTGTAAAATTATACATAGCATACATCACTGGATGCTTGATCATGTCATGGTGTGCGTATACTCGAGGCAGTTTTGGCATATTGGGCAACTATCTGATAATAAGTGTAATTGATAGCATAGGGTTGACAAGGATGCTGTTGCAGTAATAGTAGTAATCATAACATGAAATTACAAATAACTTTTCTAGATGAATCAGTCGTTGAAATTTCTCTATTTCAAAACAACGCCGTAGCCAAATGGTTTAAACATTTCCAAAAAATAAACTTAAATTATGAAATTTCTTCGAAAGATCTTATATACAGGAATGGTATTATCAACTCTTCTAAACCCTGGAATCAGATCAAATCGGCCATTGATAAATTAAAACAAATAAATTATACATTTCCATTTTCAATTTCAGATGAATTTGACCGTAGTCAGGATACGTTAAATCAATTGCACAGGTTCTTTACCTACAATGTATTATGGTATCATGATCTACACTTAGAATCAGATAAGAAAAATCCTTTTGATGAGAATTTTAAAATACCAGAATATATGTCTTTTCAACAATGGTTAGATATAGTTGATGAAATAAACGTAGCAGTACATCAGTTGGAACCTGCATGTCATCCTCATAAAAATAAAAAATTTATTTTAGATCAACATCCGTTGTCAATGATAATATGCAATACTACAAGAAAATCTCATACTGATCTGGATCCTTGGTTACAATTTACCATTGAAGATCAAGCACATAATTTTGACGAATATATGGCACTAGAATCACCAATGGTTATACTCAACGATTCAATTTTGGGCAAATCTGTATTGCAGAGTTTTTACGAAAACGACGATCCCAATGCTCAAGATTGTACTGGCAGACTTGGATCTTTTGGTGGGTTTGTCATTGAATTAGATGGCACAAGAAAAAATATCTATAGATCACCAGAATTTACATCATGGGCACAATCTCACAATAGAGCATTGGATTCTTTACCGTTAGAGTTTCCAATTGGGTATATTTCAAATTTTGAAAATCAACGTAGCACACTATTGCAAAAAATAAAAATTTATAAAAATACGAAATTCATTGACTAACACAATTCATTGATAAATATTTTTAGTATCGTTCACTTTACGAACATGAATCACGGCCCACCGGCCATAAACGGAGATAAATGAGTTACGTTGACGCACTTTATGATCGAGCACACGATCGCATACATGTAGTTGAGCGACGAGATGGCGAGAGAGTCTATCGCGAATATCCGGCCAACTATGTTTTCTACTACGACGACCCACGAGGCAAGTTCCGTTCAATCTACGGCACACCAGTGGCAAGGTTTTCCTCAAAGAACAACAAAGAGTTCCGCAAAGAAGTGCGGATGCACTCCAACAAAAAGATCTACGAGTCGGATATCAATCCCATCTTCCGCTGTCTCGAGGACAACTACAAAGGCCAGGATGGTCCTCGACTGCATACAGCATTCTTCGACATTGAAGTAGACTTTGATCCTGAACGCGGATTCTCACCTGTGAGCGATCCATTCAACCCAGTCACAGCAATCTCTGTGTACATGGATTGGTTGGATCAGATCGTTACACTGGCTGTACCTCCGCGCCACATGAGCATGGAGACGGCACAAGATATCGCCCGAGAGTTTGAAAACTGTTTCATGTTTGAAAAAGAAGCAGACATGCTGAACTCATTCCTGGACTTGATCCAAGATGCAGACATCCTTACTGGTTGGAACTCCGAAGGCTATGACATTCCTTACACAGTGAATCGTATCAGCAGAGTGTTAAGCAAGGATGACACACGGCGCATGTGCTTGTGGAATCAGTTTCCCAAGCAACGCATGTTTGAACGCTTTGGTGCAGAAAACGAGACCTTTGACTTGGTAGGCCGTGTGCATATGGACTATATGCAACTGTATCGCAAATACACTTATGAAGAGCGACACAGTTACAGTTTAGATGCCATTGGTGAATACGAAGAGATTGGTCGCAAGACTGCATTTGAAGGCACCCTGGATCAACTTTACAATCAGAACTTCAAGACCTTTATCGATTACAATCGCCAGGACACAATGTTGATTGGGAAACTGGACAAGAAACTGCGTTTCTTGAGTCTGGCCAACACACTAGCGCATGAAAATACCGTGCTATTGCAGACCACAATGGGTGCAGTAGCAGTGACTGAGCAGGCCATCATCGTGGAAGCTCATGAGCGTGGTATGGTAGTTCCCAACCGTAAAGAAAGACTCTCAGATGAAGACACGCAAGCCGCAGGTGCCTATGTTGCTTATCCCAAAAAAGGCATCCACGAATGGATTGGTAGTATCGACATCAACTCGCTCTATCCCAGTGCTATTAGGGCCCTTAACATGGGGCCAGAAACCATCGTCGGTCAGCTTCGGCCCATAATGACTGATAGGCTGATCAAAGACAAGATGGCCAAGGGAGACAGTTTTGCTGCTGCTTGGGAAGGATTGTTTGCCAGCCTGGAATACACAGCCGTGATGGATCAACAACGCGGCACTGAGATCACTATCGACTGGCAGGATGGTGGGGAAACTGTACACTCTGCTGCTGAGATATGGAAGATGATCTTTGATTCAAATCAGCCTTGGATCTTATCAGCCAATGGTACCATCTTCACTTACGAAAAAGAAGCAGTGATTCCTGGCTTGCTCAAGCGTTGGTATGCCGAACGTAAAGACATGCAGAAGAAAGCCCGAGAATACGAAGGCAAGGATGATGTGCAGTTTGAATACTGGGACAAACGACAACTGGTCAAGAAGATTAACTTGAACAGTCTGTATGGTGCTATTCTTAATCCAGGTTGCAGATTCTTTGACAAACGCATTGGACAATCGACCACGCTAGTAGGACGCACTATCGCCAAGCACATGGATGCGTATGTGAATGAATGCATCACTGGCGAATATGACCATGTAGGTAAATCAATCATCTATGGTGACACAGACTCATGTTACTTCACTGCCTGGCCCATGCTGGAGAAAGAAGTCCAAGAAGGTCGCATGGAATGGTCCGCTGAAACTTGTATCGCGCTATACAATTCCATAGCAGATCAGGTCAATGAGTCATTCCCTGGCTTCATGGAGCAAGCATTCCATAGTCCAAGAGAGATGGGATCTGTGATCCGCGGCGGTCGAGAGATTGTGGCCAGAACTGGCTTGTTCATCACCAAGAAGCGTTATGCTGTGCTGTACATCGACAAAGAGAACAAACGTGTGGATGTGAATGGCAAGCCCGGCAAAGTCAAGGCCATGGGCTTGGACTTGAAACGAAGTGATACGCCTGTGATTATTCAAGAGTTCCTCAGCGAGATTCTAAATAAGGTCCTAACAGGAACACAGAGAGAAGAAATCGTGGCACGAATTAGAGAGTTTAAATATGTATTCATGGAAAGACCCGGCTGGGAGAAGGGTAGTCCCAAGCGTGTGAATAACTTGACCAAGTATAGAAAAGAAGAAGAACGGCTAGGCAAAGCCAACATGCCCGGCCATGTGCGAGCAGCCATGAACTGGAACAATCTGCGACGCATGAACTCGGACAACTATTCAATGCAGGTAGTGGACGGCATGAAGACCATTGTGTGCAAACTCAAGTCGAATCCACTGGGATGGACCTCAATCGGGTATCCCACAGACGAAATGCATTTGCCACAATGGTTCAAAGACTTGCCATTTGATGATGGTGAGATGGAAACCACTGTGGTAGATCAGAAGATCGATAATCTCTTGGGGGTGTTGGGATGGGACTTGAAATCCAGCACCAACACAGCCAACACATTTACTAGTTTATTTTCTTTTGAATGAAACTCAGCGATATAGTTCAATATCTAAATCATCTGGATACACTTGATGTGCATGATGCTGCTGCTGTGGCTGTGGCCGAAGTAGACAAGATTACTCTGATTGTGCAGAATAGCAATGTGCAGGTCGGAGATCTGGCAGCAGACTTAACTTCAATGCAACAAGATCTACGAACATCGTTAACTCAATACGATCAAAAATTAAAGCAACTGCGGCACGATGTGCAGGCTTTGATTGAACAACATGAACCAGAGTATTTTGCCGAGAGTACCACTCGCTACCAAGAGATCCTGCGTTCTGATATGCCCGATCGTATACTAGCACGAACTCCGGAGTTGGCTGCCGATACCCAAGTTCTTCTGCAAAATAGACTGAATGCTTATTCCAATTGGCAATATCCTGGCATGGTGATTCGACCGGCCAAAAGTCCCGGTCTGGAAAGTTTAGTGGCATTTGATCCGTTGTACTTGGTAGACACACATGAAGATCTGTTCAACCCTGTGAGATCATTGTTTACACCAGAGTATCAACGTCGACTACGATATTATCTAATCAGAGAATACAACAAAACAGACATCTTCGCTGACCTTCCTCAAACCCAGTTTGGTTTTGTTTATGCGTTTCATTATTTTGAATATAAACCATTGGAGATTATTCAGCAATACTTGGATGAAATATTTTTGCTGCTTCGACCGGGCGGAACTTTTTTATTCAGTTTCAATGATTGTGATCAATGGAGGTCAGTGGGATCTGTTGAGCACTATTCCGGTTGTTATACACCCGGAAGATTGATACGACAACACATACAATCAATAGGCTATAAGATAGTTTATGATCACTGTAATCAGGGCAATGCCTCTTGGTTAGAATTACAAAAACCCGGAGAACTCGATAGTATTCGAGGAGCACAGGCAGTGGCGGGTGTTTTTCGATCTCCCAAATATATAGAAGAACAGATCCGTCTGGCTGCCGAAGCCAAACGAATAAAAGAAGAAGAATTGCTCAAAGAACAAGCAAGGATAGAACGAAAACGACTTGAAGAACAAGAACGAGCCAAAACCGGAATATATCTCTATAATAAACTGGACTTAGACCAGTTGATCAAATTGTCCAGGATTTTGCGAGTGGATATCAGTGAAGCAAAGACCAAACGTGAATTCAACGTCAAAAAAGTCCGGAGGACGATATCAGCATATCTTGAGTCAGTGAATTTCTCTGATGATAGCCTTTGGCGAATAATTGATGCACATATCATTGACAAAACTTCACAAGAACTCTATAATAAGTTAAATCTAGACCAGTTGATTAAATTGGCCAAGATATTGAATGTGGATATCAGTGAGGACGTGACCAACTACAATCTTGACTTTGACAAAGTTCGTAGAACTATATCTACATATATCGAATCCACGCATTACTCCGAAGAATATCTTCGGCAACTATTTAAAATAAAGGAAAACCCATGAAAGACCATCTCTTAGACCTAGTACAACACACTTATGACCTCGGCTGCATTGACTTGATTAAAGTAACCGGCACCACCGCTGATACAGTGGTCAACGGTGTTGCTGAAGACAAATCCGTGATCCTCGAAGCACAGTTTGCAAACCCTGTGGCTGACTTCATTGGTACATTTGGTATGCCCAATCTCGGCAAACTCAAGACCTTGATCAACTTGCAGGAATATCGTGAAGATGCCAAACTGGCAATCACCAAACGAACCACAGGCGAACCCGATGGTATCACTTTTGAAAACAAAGCAGGCGACTTCCGCAATAACTACAGATTCATGGCGTCAGAGATCGTTAACGAAAAACTCAAGACTTTGAAGTTTAAAGGTGTGAACTGGCATATCACATTTGAACCCACAGTGGCTGCCATCCAACGTCTCAAGATGCAGGCACAGGCTAACTCTGAGGAACAAAACTTCCAGGTCAAGACCGAAAACAAAAACTTGAAGTTCTTCTTTGGTGATCACTCTACACACAGCGGTAACTTTGTGTTCCAACCAGATGTCACAGGCACACTCAAACATTCATGGTCGTGGCCCGTGGCACAGGTCATGAGCATCTTGGGTCTAACCGGTGACAAGACCATGAAGATCTCAGATGACGGCTGTATGCAGATCACCGTGGATTCAGGCATGGCTGTTTACAACTACATCTTACCTGCACAAACCAAGTGATCCAACAAGACAATCTCACAGCCAAGCAGCACGACTATGCTGTGTTCCTGCCGGCCATCTCTGGCTTCTATGCCACATTTGTAGGCAAGCAACGCAATGAACACTATGTGGATCCTGCTAGATTGCCTGCAGGACTCACAGACATGGAACAGATGAACTGGCTCAACAGCAAAAAAGCATTGTTTCCATACCGGTGGAGTCTGTATTCAGGTGGGCATGCCAACTTGGATCTTACCAAGCAGGACTGGTCAGAGGACATGGTTCGCAACAGAGAACCAGGCAGTTTCATACTGGGCGACTCTGGTGGATTCCAAATCGCTAAAGGCTTGTGGGAAGGTGATTGGCGTGCTAATTCAGGCTGTGCCAAAGCACAGAAGAAACGAGCAGCCATCTTTACATGGTTGGATACACTCAGTGACTACGGAATGATCTTGGATATTCCAACCTGGGTGATCCATGACAAGAAAGCCAGTGCAGCATGTCAGATCACCACGCTACAAGAAGCAGTGGATGCCACCAAGTTCAACAATGAATACTTCATGGTGAACCGCAAAGGCAAAGACAACGGTGGTGCCAAGTTCTTGAATGTGTTGCAGGGAGACAATCACACATCAGCAGAGCAATGGTATCAGACCATGAAGCACTACTGTGATCCACAACAATACCCGGGCCGACACTTTGACGGTTGGGCCATGGGTGGTCAGAACATGTGCGATGTGCATCTCGTGCTCAAGCGTCTAGTGGCGTTGAGACATGACAATCTACTGCAACAAGGCTTGCATGATTGGATGCACTTCTTGGGCACATCAAAGTTGGAATGGGCTGTGCTACTCACCGTGATTCAAAGGGCTGTTAGGAAATACGTTAATCCGGATTTCACTATATCCTTTGATTGTGCCAGCCCATTCCTCGCCACTGCTAATGGTCAGGTGTATCATCACATTGACTTGCCGCACGAAGGCAAATGGTGTTATAGGATGAGCCCCATCGCAGATGACAAGAAGTACAGCACAGACACACGCCCATATGGGCAGGCTGTGGTAGCAGATGGCCTGGTGGATCACTTTGATGAGAGCCCACTGAGTCGACTGTTTACAATGAAGGACATCTGTATCTATAAGCCCGGAGATCTAAACAAAATTGGCAAAGAAGGCAAGACATCATGGGATTCATTCTCATATGCATTGCTGATGGGGCACAATGTGTGGATGCACTTGGAATCGGTACAACGAGCCAACCGTGAGTTTGATGCAGGAAGTTATCCTCGAATGATGCGTGATTCCAAAGGCAGTCACGAACGATTTGCAGATATTGTAGAAGCAATATTTGCCACTGATGATCGTGCCGAATCTGAAGCCATCATTGAGTCATACAGTAGATACTGGATGGACATCATTGGCACACGCGGATTCAAAGGCAAGAAGACCATGAATGCCAATACACAGTTTTCGGCATTGTTCGATGTGGTAGAGGTTGACACCGACCCTGAAGATCTGTTAAACTCTGAAGCATTACAACAACTTGAACAGGATCAGGTATGAACCGCGAAGGTCATGAAGATGTCAAGTTCTTTTACGGAACTGAAGTAGAACACACACCAGCATTTGGAATGCCCACATTGTTTGTGGTTGGTATTCAAGAACAGGAATGGATTGGGCATCACTTGAATGGCCGTGGTCATATCTACTTTGGTGCCAATCAAAGTTTCCCCAATCCACATGTGAATGATGCCGAGGCGTGGAAACCTTGGGAAGATATGATCCGAGGCTTTCTTGATCGCGATTACCTATGCACCCTAGACATAGATGTTCGATGCGTTGAAGGATTGTTGGAATCAGGATTGTGTGATTATGTCAACTTCATTCCCATGATCTCGGTCAAGATACCTTACATCCGGCAACTGGGCTACAACGCTACACTCAAACTGGACGACCGAGACTTTGCTGATACCAACCCTGGCGTTTGGTGCCACAGCATACACGACTTACAAAATCGTGATCACTTCACTGACTGGTCTAAATATACCAAGGACGAGAAAATATGAATCAAAGAGAACAAGCACTACTAGAACAACAAGGTCGTATCCGTGAACATGCGGATCGCAAGATCTGGGTCACATTCCGCAAAGAAGGTATCCATAAATATCCAGCCGCTGCAACAGATCCCGCACTGGCCACTGGAGATGAATATGATGTATCGTTTCTTGCTACTCCTCACCGTCACATCTTTCATTTCAGGGTGTGGATCGATGTGTTCCATAATGACCGGGACATCGAGTTCATCCAATTCAAGCGATGGCTCGAGAATCTGTATCGTGATGCCACTCTAGGTCTAGACTACAAAAGTTGTGAAATGATGGCGGATGATCTTTACGATCAGATCGCTGCAAGATATCCAGACCGCACGGTGTGGATTGATGTGTCCGAAGATGGAGAGAACGGCGCATCTATTCAATACAATCTCTCTCGACCTGCTCATTCAATTAAAATCTAAGAGGAAACTATGGCCAAGCCTACAATCAAACACAATCCCCGCACAGAACAAACTCTGGATGATCTCGATCAATACCGCGAGTTCTGCGTGGATTATGGTTACAAATTCAACGAGGCGGACTTGTATAACTTCCGCAGTTATGCATTCCAACAATTCAACAAACACAGCCAGGGCAAGCCGGCCAAGAACATGTGGGATGAGGACACTCGCCGTCTAGCAGGATATCGCACATGAGAAAACTGTACTACATGGGGTTAGAGCCATACAAGGCTCGCTATACCCTACAACTACAAGATTGGAATACTGCGGTATTTGATGCCCGCGGTATTGACTATGTGGTAGTGCCCGGCGAAACACTCAGCAACGATCAAGCCATCGTTACAGGACAAGTGCTAGACGCACATGGACGCACATACTTTGGTATGAGCCAACTCATGAACTTGATCCGCATGATGAAAGCAGGAGAACTAACCCATGAAGATGTTATCTACTTTGAAGACATGTTTCAGCCCGGAATCGAGAGCCTGCCTTATATCATGGATCAAATTGATCCTGGCCTTCGTCCCCGTATTTTTGTGCGGTGTCTTGCTCAGTCCATTGATCCTGATGATTTCGTTCATGTGTGGGGAATGGCGGGATGGATGGGACACTACGAGAAAATGGTGGATAGCTTTGTTAGCGGTGTTTTGGCCACCAATGAGGAAATGGT